TCATAAGTTGAATCAATGTATAAAAGTGTTTATTTTTCGCATCTTTTTTCGTTGAAAGGAAATCCTCCAAAGTATCCAAAATAACAAATTCAAATATTTTATATCTGATTGCTTTAATTTTCTTATCAGTATTCTGAATTCTAATAATATCCGCCTTTTTCAGCTTTGTTTTCTTTTTCTTTTTCTTTTCTGTTTTTGCCAACTTAAGTTTGTATTTCTTTGTTAAATTATCAAATGGCGTTTTGATATACTCATCGTATAAGAACCTATGATGTTCTTCAGTTCCACCTTCTGAAATTTTTATAAAGTTAATCAATGACAATGTATCATTGTAAACAATATTGACATCATCGTATCCATCTTGTATAAGTTTCAAAATACGCAATTCATCTTGTGATACCGGAACCTCCAAAGAGTCCCATTCTTCTTTTGATAATTTTCGTTGTGCTAGATCCATGGTAAGTATAATACCATATTATCATAATTTTATATCCTATTTCAATTTTATTGTAGATTAAATTGAAACATTCATTTAAAATTAAAATAAATATAATAATCAAACAATGGCTATTATATTTAGCGTAGAAGGAAATATCGGATCTGGCAAATCAACATTAGTGAAATGTTTGAGCAAGTGCTTACCTAAATCCCTAAGGAACTACGAAATTATCTTCCTACAAGAACCTGTTGACGTATGGAACACCATTAAGGACGAAAATGGTGTAACTATTTTGGAAAAGTTTTATGCTGATCAAAGCAAATATGCGTTCTCATTTCAAATGATGGCGTATATTTCACGATTGACTATTCTTAAAAGAGAAATCGAAAAAAGGCAAAATGTAATTATTATATGTGAAAGATCTGTATGGACAGATAGAAACGTGTTTGCAAAAATGTTATATGATGATAAAAAGATCGAATTGGTTAATTATGATATTTATAATAGATGGTTTGATGAGTTCGTTAAACAATATCCATTGAATGGGATTATTTATGTCAAAACAGATCCTGAAATTTGTCAAAACAGAATTGGTATCAGAGCTCGCGAAGGAGAAACTATACCTATAGAATATTCTGTTAAATGTCATAATTATCATGAAAATTGGATTAACAATAGTAGTTGCGATACACTAATTTTAGATGGAAATGCAGAATTTATTAATAAACTTCCATCTGATTGGAACGAGAAAATTATTTCATTTATGAAAACAAAAACTCTCGTTCCAGATTATGTAAATAATAACTGGGATGAGATCTTGGCTTGTTAATCCAGATCTGTAAGAAGTAATGTATTTAATAATGGCAATGGCTTATATTTCAAAATATCCAGTTCTTTTGAGGTCGTAGGAAATTCATTCTCTCCATAAATATCCTGTAAGCATAACCATTCAAATATCCCTCCGGCATATACAAAAATATTATTAAACCCTAGAGACAACAATTTTTCATATTTTTTATATATACTTTCATCTGTATAATTTCTACCATAAATTACTATATGTAATGTAGGATTAGAAATTGCTTTATTAATGATTGATATCTCTTCGGTTGGCGAAATAGTACCTTTAATTAAACATGCTTGGTCTCTTTCATCCAATGTATTGATGATAATAAATCGAGTACCTTTGTTTAAAAGATATTTCACATCCTCGAATCCTATTTTGCGAATAGATACTTTATTTCCCATTTAAAAAATTTATTATAAAATAATAAGTAGTTTTCTTTATTATTTTACTTTGCATTCTTAATATTTTTTTTCTTCCATTGTGAAAATCCCTCCTTTGCAATGTATTGCATGGTTCGCATTGCGAATGCAAAACTTGCTCCACTATGATTGTTATCTTTGCCAAGTCCTTCTGAAATTTTATTTATATTTTCATGTCCCCACCATTGGTATCCCTCGTTTTCTGGCGGTGATTCCATTCTAAACCATTCCCATAGTTCAAGTTTAGTTACAACATTTGCCATCAACTTTAAATCATATGTCATAAATCCTTCTGGCCATTCCGATGAATCATTGGGTAGGTCCATGCTTTGTATTGTTTGTTCTTCTGGATTTTCGATGCTACTCATATTTGCGTTATATACATAATTACTTTATATCAATTTATAAGTTCAATTTAATTAAATTTAACAATAATTTCAACTTCCTCTTTTTTTATACTCTTTGTAGCGGAGACTGACAATTCCTTTCGCTTTTTCCGTGTTTTTGCACTGGATTTGCCCGATCTGTTTTTTGAAGAACTGTTTCTTTTATTCATATCATTTTCAATATCTACGACATTCTTTTCTATAAAATCTAAAATTCTATATTCCAAGGCCCATCTAAAAAAATTTAACTGACCAAGAGTTGTTTGAATGCTTGTATTATCCCCATACGGTATTGTAATTCTATCCCATCTACAAAATGGATCGAATCTCTTCTTAGAATAAGCTTTTAATTTCAACTTATAATCAACATAAACCTTGAATCGTCGTTGATTACCATTGGAGGAAATATTGTAACACGTGTAATATTTTTTACTATAATTTGTAACAAACCAATCGATTAATCTTAAACTGACTTTATGTTCCCCATTAATAATAGGCAATATCTTGTCAATATTATTGTCTTTGCTATAAAACTCCATTAATTTATTCAACAATAGTTGATTTTGCGTGGAATAGGACATTATATAGTTAAATTCGCCTCCACAGCTTTAAATAGTTATTAAGCCTCATTTATATTACTGTCTTTAGGACGTAACATCGTATCTTGAACTTTTAAATCGCCTATATAATCCGTTGTGGAGAGAAAAGGGTTAATTGATGTTTGAATTACCATATATCGGTTTGAAATCCGCTCGTTTACTCGCGATCGTTTATTGCTAGGCTCAGAATGAATCGTATCAAAATCTACCAAACCCGGTACTCTTTTTTTTTCCATGATTTGCTCTCTATCTTGCGTTCTTTGGTGGTGTTGTTTTTTTATATTATGTCTTTTTGACAGTTCATCCAAAGTTCCCTGTTCTGCAACACGCACTATATTTACCTGACTATCTGTATATTTGGATACGTCAACTTCGTCGCCTTTTGTTCTAGGATATTTTAATTGTCCCATTTTTTCCCCTGCATCTCTTTTACTTTTAAAACGTTTATTCCCGTCTGACCATTTCGAGTATCGATATTCACTCATATAGAAATATATATATTTATATTTTCTTTATTAACCTCATTTGTTTAGTAAATTTAAATTTCTTATCATTCGTACATCGGCGTTCTAAGTTACATTTTAAGCAACAAACTACCGTGTTAATATTGCTATGTCCTTGAGTATTATCTATCCTATCTAAAGTCCACTGCAATGGTTCCCGTTTATTTTCATACATGATTAATGTATTTACTCGACAATAATGGCATTTTAATTTAGATACTACCAATTTTTCCAATAAATCAGTATAGTTTATAAAGTTATCATCTAATTTATCTTTTTTAGTATCTTGCGACTTATAACTGTTTATTTTTTGCTTAATGGATTTTGTAATTTCTTTTTTACCTTCAAAATCCTCGTTTAAATATAGTTGATTTATCATTGGTATTTGATTTTTATCTGTAAATAAAGTTTTACTCATAGTTGATGTATTTTTTTTGACTTCTAATTCTTTCCCTATTTTTATTTTCCTTATCATTTATATATACAATGCAAATATCTAATAAATCTAATACGAAAGAAATAGAAGAAATGGTTCATACTGAAATAAAAGATGTAATAGGATTTATTTTATTTTTTATAATATTTATAATCGCGGTTCCTGTAATATTATTTAAATATAAATTATTTAATGTGATTGAAGTATACTTACCTAATGTAGATCTAATAGCAAATTTATTAACATGGGTGGGAGGACCATATGATATATGGAAACAACTATATACAGCAACCGCTACCCCTTCCTGGAAAAGTGGAGGTGTATCATTTGTTAATTTTAGTACTGAGGTATTAATCAATTATATTGCATTATTAGGTCTGACATTTATTGTTGCTAGAGAATCGGTTAAGAAAGAAAATATTTTTGAAGGATGGTCATTTGCATTTATAATGGTTATTATTACTTATCTTTTACCTGTACCTCTTGTTAATATGATAATGCATAAAACAAATGATACTTTTAAAAAAATGAATTGGAGTGAAAATAAAAGTAAATTATCTAGTGGATTTATTGGATTAGCAATTACATTCTTTTTCCTATTTATAGAAGCGCTTATTATTAAAAATTATAGGAAAAATGTTGTAAATATTAGTAAATATATTTATAAAACGCCAAAAAAATTAAACTTTAAATAAATGATATACGTATTAATCTTTATAATATATATATCATGAGCGATGAATGTATGGAACTGCAAAATATAAAATACCAAACAATGCTTTTAAATAGTAATTCTAAAGTAACATCTAATAAAGTAGATTCGCTTAATATTGATTCGTTTTTAGAAAAAGAAAAGGCTGTTAATAAAGAAAAGCCATGGAATAAATTAGGAAAAAATGAAAAAATTAGAAAAATTACAGAATATATCAATAAATATACAGAAGAGTTCAAATCTACAAAAGAAGAAAGGGCTGAACTAAAAATTTATTTAGTTAAATGTCTTGAACGAAAAAAATTGCAACGAGTTAAAGATGTCATATATGATTCTAATCTTGGCATTATTAAAAATATACCAGGGCTTTCTTATGATAAAGTAAAACGAAAGTTTACTCTTAAAAAAGTAGACAAAAAAAAATCAAGCCTTTCAAGAACAGCTCCGAAGCGCAAAACAAAATCAAAATCTAAAATCAAAACAAAAGTCAAAACAAAAGTTAAAACAAAAGTTAAAACAAAAAAAGATAAAATTGATATCATTTAAATAATAAATGATATATTATATAACGTAATGCATAATATATCCTCTTTAAAGCCTCTGACTAATATCATCGATACATTTTCACCCAAACCAGATTTTACACATATCGATATAGATGAATTAAGAGAGAGTATATATTTGATTATTGATGATTTCGTTAAAAATAATGTCTTAGAATACATGTACTATGATTTTGAGTCTAGGATATTTGAACATACCTATCAAATAGTTGAAATGTTATACAGCGAAATTATCGATGCTTTTAAAAGCATCGATCTAACCGAAATGGTGGAGGAAGGTATTGTATTATATTTCAGTATAATTAGAAAACCTAGATCCTACCCCGGTCCACATATTACTACGCCTGAAAGTAAAAGAGACATACAAGCGCAAATACAAAATCTTAGATCAATGCCACAGCCCGAACAAAATACACCCGAGTGGTTTGATTTTCGATGGACACGATTGACAGCTAGTTCTGCATGGAAAGCGCTCGATTCCGATTCAAAAAAAAACGAATTGATTTATTCCAAATGCAAACCAATCGACAAAGCTAAATATAGTAAAGTTAATGTAAAATCAGCAACTCATCACGGTCATAAATTTGAACCCGTATCTACTATATTTTATGAGGACAAATTTAACACTGAAATAGAAGAATTTGGATGTATTCCCGATGAAAAAAACTCGGAATTCGGAGCTTCTCCTGATGGAATCAATATTAAAAGATCAAGCGATCGATTTGGATATCTGCTAGAAATTAAAAATCCCGTCAGTCGCAAATTAACGGGAACTCCTAAAAGAGATTATTGGATTCAAATGCAATTTCAAATGCATGTTACTGGGTTGCATACTTGCGACTTTCTTGAAACTGTATTTAAAGAATATAAAACCGAAGAAGAATACAAAGAAGATGGAACTTTTAATAAAACTAAAGATGGCAACCCAAAAGGAATAATCGTATGTTTCCACGATGGAAATAAACCAATATATCGATATGGTCCTTGGAATTGCACTGAATCTGTTTTCGAAAAATGGTATGACGATCTTTTGGATAATGAATCTACTCTTACTTGGATTCAAAACACCTATTGGCGATTGCAAAACTATTCCTGCGTTACAGTACCATACAATAAAGATTGGTTTAATATGGCCACGCCACATTTTAAAGATCTTTGGAAGATTATTGAAAAAGAAAGGGTTTCGGGATATTCTCATCGAAAACCTAAAAAAAGAAAGAAAAAACCTCCTATTATATCGCCGTTGGTAGAAGGATATACTACCTGTTTTCCACCACCACCGCCATTAGATCTTGATCCGCCAAAACTAGTACTCAAAATTAATACTCCTGTATTAAATTCGAATTAATTGCAATAGTAGTTTACTCTCAGACAATTTTTCTGAGGCGGAGGCGTGCACGGGTCTTCTGGTGTAATTTTTTTATATAATCCCCCACACATGTCAGCTGGCGCGGCTGTTCCATTGCACGGTTGTGGCCAGTTTTTAATATTATTGGTTTTTTGCTTATATGATCCAACTGACCAAACGGGATATAATTTCCATTGTTCACTATAATTTTGATCAGATAAACCTCCAGGTGTTCTATAAGGGTATTTACTATCAACCATCATTGGATTATCTACTGATGCTGGATACGAACCTGACGATAAAAACCCCTCCTTCTTTCCTCCTAATACAATTAGTATTCCTAAAAGCAATGCCAATATCACAGTACAATTTAACAAAAGTCCTTTCATATAAATATTATTTATATTATATTTTCCTTAGTACTTGAAAATATATTATAATTACAACTATTTAAAATTATAATATTTATATTTGTATACGATGAGTTATCAGGATCATGTCATTAAAAGAAATGGTGAAAAAGAAGTATTTTCTTTCGATAAAATTTTAAAGCGCGTTACAGTACTAGGCAATGATAAGGAAACAGGAAAAATAAACCTGAAAATCAATTATACTTCATTGGTACAAAAAATAATTGATCGATTATATGATGGGATTTCAACCAAAGAAATAGATGAACTTACAGCACAGCAATGTGCGTCACTTATTACTACGCACCCAGATTATGGCCGATTAGCTAGTCGTATATTGGTTTCAAATCACCACAAAAATACTGACGCCTCCTTTTTAAAAGTAGTTTCAGATTTATATAATTTTAAAGATATTCATAACAAACATTCTCCTTTAGTAAGCAAGGAAATATATGACATTGTTTCAGAGCATTCTGACGAAATACAGTCATATTTTGATTTTAATAGAGACTATCTTATGGATTATTTTGGATTTAAAACATTAGAAAGAGCTTATATGCTTAGAATTGGCAAACGCATTTTGGAAAGACCGCAGCATATGTGGATGCGAGTTAGTGTGGCTATTCACGGAAAAGATTTAAAAAGAGTAAAGGAAACTTACGATTTGATGTCGGAAAAATATTTTACACACGCCACGCCTACTCTTTTCAATGCGGGAACTCCACGACAACAGATGAGTTCTTGTTATCTTTTGTCTATGAAAGATGATAGTATTGCAGGTATTTATGAGACTCTTACCGATTGTGCTAAAATTAGTAAATGGGCTGGAGGGATCGGATTACATATACACAATGTCAGAGCTTCCGGTAGTCATATTAGAGGCACTAATGGTACCTCTAATGGCATAGTTCCCATGTTGAGAGTTTTCAACAATACAGCTAGGTATGTTGACCAAGGAGGCGGTAAGCGTAATGGATCTTTTGCAATTTATTTGGAACCGTGGCATAAAGATATACGTGAATTTTTAGAAATGAAAAAAAATCACGGTGATGAAGAGCAAAGAGGAAGAGATTTGTTTTATGCTTTATGGATCCCAGATTTATTCATGGAAAGAGTCGCAAGTGGTGAAAAATGGACGTTGATGTGTCCCGATGAATGTAAGGGTTTAAGCGATGTATATGGTGACGATTTTGAAAAATTATATACTAAATATGAGTCAGAAGGTAAGGGTGAAGTTGTCCAAGCAAGAGATATATGGTATGAAATTCTTGATAGTCAAATTGAAACCGGGACACCGTATATGCTCTATAAGGATGCCTGTAATAAAAAATCAAATCAAAAAAACTTGGGAACAATCAAATCTAGCAATTTATGCACAGAAATTATAGAATATTCTGATGCAGATGAAACCGCTGTATGTAATCTGGCAAGTTTGGGTTTACCAAATTTTGTCAAGACCACTCGAAAAACGTTTACAAAAATTCAAATATATACCAAACAAGATTGCAACTATTGTAAGATGGCCAAAAATCTGTTAAAAAATAGAACAACGGGGAATATTGTAGAAACTGAGGTTAATGGTTCGGGTATAGATACACTGAAATTGTATATCAAAGATACTTTTAATGTAGATATGAAAACATTCCCACAAATTATTATTGATGATGAATATATCGGTGGATACATTGAATTACTGGATAAACTAAGAAATGAATTCGATCATGAAAAACTACACCAAGTTACAAAGGTGGTTACTCGTAACCTTAATAAAGTAATCGATATTAACTTTTATCCTACCCCAAAAACCAAAACCAGTAATTCAAAGCATAGACCCATTGGTTTGGGTGTACAGGGTTTGGCTGATGTATTTATGCTAATGGATTTGCCTTTTGAAAGTGATTTGGCAAAGAAAACCAACAGAGAAATTTTCGAAACCATATATCACGCTGCCGTTGAAGCTAGTATGGAAATCGCAAAGGAGGAGAACTCTTACAGTACATTTGTGGGATCGCCCGCTTCACAAGGATTTTTATCACCTGATTTATGGGACAATGTTGTATATAGTAATAGATATGACTGGGCTAAACTAAGACAAGATGTTGTAGTTAATGGTATGCGGAACTCATTATTAGTGGCACCAATGCCAACCGCTTCAACATCGCAAATATTGGGGAATAATGAATGCTTTGAGCCCTATACAAGCAATATATATGTTAGACGCACTATTGCCGGAGAATTTGTCATAGTTAA